GGGTAATGGTAACTGATATATTTGTTGGGAGGGTAAACACCTATGTGACCGCGACAATATGTGACTCATTATCAAATCCACATGTGCCTTCAGTGAGCGAGTTAGAAGCAATATACTCTGTAAATGACAATATACTCGCAGAGTTAGGTAACGGTGCATACTCTATGATAAAGATGTGGGAGCCATTTGTGTTGGGCAAGTTACTATACGAGACAGAGATATTGGATACATGTAGGAGCTACTATACGGTTGTTAGTAATCAATTGTTAGAGGCTGAGAGACAATTAAAGTCGAATAACACTAGTGATGGTGGGAACAAGTTAAATATACCGAGAGATGATCTTGATGTACAAGATGAAACTGTAGTAGAGAAGTGGCTAGGTGTATTAAACCCGATGTTTAATAGATGTACGTCACCAAGTATGAAGGCTATGATTGCAAGTGAGGCATTTGGCTTATTCAGAATGTGGGGACATCCAACAGTCGATGAAGACGGGGGATGTATTAAGGTCCAAAAGATAGCGAAAGTGGTAAAAGACATATCGATGAGTACAAGAGAAGAGATGGAATGCCTATGGGTGCGAGAGTTTACTCTTAATTACATGAGGATTCATAAATACCCACCAAAATATAAACTAAACGTCATTCACAGTGAGCTAGGAGCATTACTATCAACGCCTGGGGTTGCATTACACAGATTGGGTCAAATGCAATTGAGCTCATGGAGAGATATACAGTTGACGAAGACGTTTGAGTTTAACTACCATAATGATGTAGTATCGCTACTGGCAGATAAAGCTATTAGCCCCGTCCGACATCTATGGGATACTGTGTATGACAATGAGTTGTTAAATTATAAACCTCCCAGATCAACAGAGAGTTACCGACGAGTATTACTCCAATATTTAAGCGGGGAGATATCTATATACGATATCATACGCGACATAAATGAGGGGAAAATCAACTTAGCAGATTTAATAATTGGTGTACACTCGAAAGAAAGAGAAATGAAAATGGAGCCTCGACTGTTTGCTATGATGACTTTATTAATGAGGTTATACTTTGCAGTGACAGAAAAGAACATAGCTGACCAAATATTTCCTTACTTCCGACAACAAACTATGACAATCTCAGAGAAAGAGTTAATCCAACTGATAGAACAGATGCACAACGAGTTATTCCTAGCCGGCAGGAAAACACGACATGACTTCATACACATAACTCTGAATGTCGACTTTCTAAAGTGGAATCTACAATGGAGGAAGGAGTCAACTGATCCAGTTTTTGTGAACCTGGATCGTCTATTTGGATTTAGGAGAGTTTATACTTATACGCATGAATTCTTTAATTCTGCAATGATATACTTGTCTTCTAGAATGCACCCTCCAGCAAACTTAACAGCTG